GGATGCGCATAATGAAGTACATTATAGCACAGGAGAAAAATAACTATGGAGCGTGGCAGTGTACGGCTGCTACGCAAAGTATTATAGACCTTAAGGTTAAGCAGGAGGACATCTATATATTACTTGGAGACTTTGGTTTTAATAAAGACTGGAATAACTTTAAGACTAGATTCCCCAAGGTTAATATTCATTCCTATAGAAATTATTCTTACAGTGGATATAAGCCAGCAGTTAAGCCTTATTTGCTATGGCAATTCTTTAAGGAGTTTAGTTATTTAGAGAAAGAACAGTTTTACCTAATAGACAATGACGTAATACTAACTAAGAAACTTAAGAGAAAGAAAAAGGGAGTTATATCTGTATCCAATTGTGCTTCATATCTAAACTTAGACTACTTACATAATAAAGGTAAGGGATTAGCTGAGGGTATGGCTAAGCATTTAAAAATAGACTTCAATAAAATACTAACTAACGATATAGGGGCTGGTGGTGCTCAATATGTATTTTCTAACGTATCTTCTAGTACTTGGGAGAAGGCATACAAGAATTCAGTGTTTCTATATAACTATTTGAGACGAAATAACAATACATTCGAAAGATTAGAGAGTGAAAATTGCGTACAGGTTTGGTGCGCTGAGATGTGGGGTGTATTATGGTCTCTATGGGACGATGGTCATATAACAGAGATAAGTGAAGATATGAATTTCTTATTTGCCACTGATAATATAGAGCAATTAGAGCAGGTCAAAATAGTTCATAATGCAGGTGTCACTTCTAACGATAAGACGTTATTTAATAAAGGGGACTACACTAAGAGAAGCCCCAAAAATATAGAGTTAGATATAGACGAAACTAAAGTTAGTTCATTCTATTACAACTACTTAAAGAAGGTATTATGATTAAATTAATGTTAGAGCTACTAAAAACTACTGAATCTAATAGCGAGATAGTTAAAATAGCTAAGGGGAAAAATAAGTTTCCTAGCAGTATAAAGGAATTTAGAAATTATATAAAATTACGATAATGGCAAAGAATAGAAAAATAGACATTAAAGTTACATCTAATGTAAGTAAAGTAGTTAAGGAAGCTGGAGGAGACGCTGCAGCTGCTGGAAAGAAATCTACAGGAGCATTAGCTAAGATTAAAGGCTTATTAGGTGGAGTAGGTAGTGCTGCTACTGCTGCTACTGGTGGAATTAGAGCTTTTACTGTAGCTTTAATATCTTCTGGAGTGGGTGCTGTAGTAGTCGCTTTAGGTTCTATGGTTACTCTATTTAGTAGAGCTTTAAATGAATCAAAGGAATTTGAAAAAGCTTTGTCTGGATTGAAGGCTATTACTGGCGCAACTGGAGACGAAATGAAAGCATTATCTTCAGACGCAAAAGCATTAGGTGCTACTACTGCATTTACAGCTAGTCAAGTAGTAGAGTTGCAAACTGAATTTAGTAAATTAGGATTTAATACTGCTGAAATACTAGATGCTACTTCTGCTACATTAGCTTTAGCTGCTGCTTCTGGTACTGATTTAGCTACTGCTGCTACTGTTTCTGGTAATACTATTAGAGCTTTCGGATTAGATGCTAGTGAAGCTGGTCGAGTTACTGATGTTATGGCTAAGTCATTTACTACCAGTGCTTTAGATATGGATAAGTTTAGAGAGTCAATGAAGTTAGTTGCTCCTATTGCAAAAACTGCTAAAGTATCCTTAGAAGAGTCTTCAGCTGCATTAGCTGTATTAGCAGATAGAGGGGTTAGTGGTTCTATGGCTGGTACTCAATTACGTAGGGTAATGTCTGACTTGGCTACTAAGACTGGTAAGAACTTTCAAGATTCATTAGAATTAACTGCCGATAAATTATCTGCTGCTTCTACTACTGCAGAGAAATTAGCTATAGCAAAGGATTTAGTAGGTGATAGAGCCAAAGGTGCACTTATTGCTTTAGCGGAGAATAGAGACGCTCTAAATGACCTTAAAATAGCTTATGAAGGTGCTGGAGGTGCTGCTCAAAAGATGGCAGATGAGCAACTTAATAACTTAGCTGGTGATATTACTATATTATCTAGTGCGTGGTCTGGATTCTTATTAGGTATAGAAGATGGTGAAGGTGTATTAAATAAGGTAGCTAGAGGTGCAGTACAATTACTTACTAACTCACTAAACTTCTTAACTACTGCTTCCGAGAATTTAGCTGATGGATTCAGAGTTAACTTTGCTTCTGTAAAAAGAATAGTATCTACTGTAGGAGAGAGATTAGGGGAAACGTTTAATAACTTAGGACTTAATATTAAAGAATTTGCTTTAAAAGCTAAACTAGCCATAAGTGATATACCTTTAATTGGTAGAGCTATAGATAAGGACGCTGTAAACGCTAATTTAAGAGCTGTAGAGACTGAACTACAGAAGTCTAATGAAAGAATGCAGGTTCTAGCTAATAACGCTGCTAATGAGTCTGAAATGAGAGAGCTACATAGATTAGAGCTACAGGAGAAGCGTAAGAATAAAATTAAAGCTGATAACCTTAAGAAAGCTCCAGAGAAGATTATAGAGGAGTTTGTAGAAGGTGCTGGTAATGTAGAAGATGACCCAGAGGCTAAGAGATTAGCTGCTATAGAAGACTTTAAGAGAAAACTTAAGAAGAAAGAAGACGACTTCAATGCTAAGACGTATGAAGAGAAAGTTATCTTAGAGAGAGATAGACACTTAGCAGAAATGGAAACATTAAAACTAAATGAAGAGGAGAAAGCTGCTTTAAAGGAATCTATTACACAATTCTACGAAACTAAAAGAACTGAAGCTAGAAATAAAGACCAAGAGAAAATAGACATAGCTGCTATGAAGACTAGAGATGCTGAGATTGAAGCTGCTAGAGAGAAGAGAGCAGATACTGAAGCTACTAGACAACTAGAGATACAGGCTAAAATGGATGTATTAGATACTGCTGCTAGAATTGCTGGAGAAGAGACTGCATTAGGTAAAGCTATGTTAATTGCTAAGAATATACTTAGACTAAAAGACCTAGTAGAAACAGCTAAGGCTGCTGCTGTAGAGTCTGGTATTAAGGCTGGATTATCTATGCAGGAAATAGGTAAAGGTAGTGCTAAAGCATTAGCTACTTTAAACCCTGCAGTTATTGCTGGTTATGCTATTAGTGCAGTTGCTGTAGTAGGTAGTATAATTAAGTCTATGAAGGCTACTAAGAAGGCTGTAGCAGATGCTGGAGCTTCTACTGGTGGGTCTGATATTAGCGCTCCTAATATATCCACTGGGGCTAAACTAAAACAGACTGCGCCTTCGTTTAATGTAATAGGTAAAACATCTAACGATGCTAATTTAGTTGCTAGTGCTATAGGTAGAACAAACCAGCAGCCACTTAAAGCGTATGTAGTTGAAACTGAGATAACTGAAGCACAGGCTTTAGGTAGACGTGCAGAGAGTCAAGCTTCTTTAGGATAGAAGGTACTTTTTTCCGCCTCTCTCCTTGTGTTGTATATTTTAATTGATTGAATGCTCGATTAGCTTTATTCTAATTGCGGCAAAAAACAAGTTATTGAGAAATATACAAAGAATTAGAGAAGTTCTAATGGAGTCTTAAGGTATCTTATCCAAGTATCTTACGAGTTATGATACAAGTTTGGTACGTTTTGTCTAGCGACGTACTCCCTAGTGGTTTACTTAAAAACAAATATAGATTAAAATTTAACAATTAATACATACAGTTATCCTCTCTTATTAACGAATCCAAATGAGATTAAAACTGTTTTTAAATAAAGTAAGAAAATATGAAATTATTTGAAATGACTATGGGCGAAAATGATGGCGTTTACGCTATGTCATTAGTAGAAGCTCCAGCAACTGAAGAGCAATTCATAGCACTAGCTACAGATGCTCAGAAAGAAATTAAATTAAGTACACTAGTTGAAGATAAACAAATCTTAGTGGGAGCTGCATTAGTCCCCGAAAAGCCTATCTTTAGAGCTGGTGCAGAAGGTCAAGAAGACTACTACATATACTTCTCTAAGCAAACTGTAGAAAAAGCTGCACGAGATTTCGTTAAAAACGGTATGCAATCTAACTTTACATTAGAGCACGGTCGTAAGATAGATGGTGTGAATGTTATTGAGTCTTGGATAGTAGAGGACGAAGATAATGACAAATCTAGAGCTTATGGATTGGAAGTTCCTAAAGGTACTTGGATGTTAATATCAAAAGTAGAAGATACTAATCTTTGGAAAGAATATGTAAAAGGAAACAAAGTATTTGGTTATTCATTAGAAGGTAAATTTGGTAGCGAAGTAAAGCGAGAATTATCAGACGAAAAGCTAGATTCTATAGTTGGTAAAATTACTGACGCTATAAATAATTATATTAATCAATAAATAACTTAACAATGCCTATAACCCAACCTACTAAGGTTACTAGTAGAGACTCTGGTCAATTATTCGACGACCAGTCTACCTCTAGTGCTTCTAAAAACATTCAATCTAATACCGTTATAGCTACTTCTACAGATGCTGGAGCTGCAGTAGACTTAACTCCTTATGCTTTAAAAAGTAAAACAGACTCTGGATATTCTCATACTGGAGCTTTTGCAGACAAACCTACAGACAACAATTTTGTATGGGAAGCTGGAGCTGGTATAAACTATAGTCAAACAGACGTTGATAATAATCTATGGAAAGTATTGAGCTTATCTAGGTCAGTACACGACGCCGTAGATAATCCTTATTGGTCTACTCCTACTCCTACAGGTAATGCTGGTGTAGGTTTATTTCAAGGTGCTAACTTACCAGACGGTGTAACTTCTTTAGTAGACTATGATTTCGTATATAATGATAACTACGACTCTACTGGTTCTACTGGATTCGAAGGTAGTACTGGACGTATTAAATTAAATGATTGTCAATATGGAGACCAATTAAGAGTAAGATTTGACTTTAACGTAATACCTCAGATAGCTAACACTACTATTGAGCCTGCTTTATGGTACTCTAATAGAAATGATAACGACGATATTACATTTACTTTCCCTTTAACTACTAGTCCCGTATTCTATGGTACTGGTTCAGTAGGTAAGACATATTTAAACAGAGTAGATATTTCGGCGTGGATTACTTCTAATGAAGATGTAAACGCTTTAACATTACCTGCTGTAAAATCAGATAACCCCGTAATCATTCAGCCTCTAGGCTTATTAATAACAATTTTAAGATAATATAACAATGGCAATTAGAATAGAAAGAAACGAACAAGGAAACTGTATAAACTTTCACGGAAGTAGTAATCCTACATATTGGAATGCCTGCCTTAGTGGTGAAGTAGATTCTAGTAATCCTAACACTGTAAACGTAGTGAATGATATTATTACTGCTCAGACTGGTGTTAAAGAATTTGAATTTTTTCAGATACCTTATGCTGACTTCGTAGATGCTGACGGTAATGGATTTGCAGATGCTACTACAGCTGCTGCATATATTACGGCTAACGCTAACGTAGTAGGATTAGGTGGAGCTGGTACTGAGCTTACTGGAGAAACTGTATGTTTTAAATTAGATGACACGTCTACCTCTATTATGTTAGACAACGGTCACTCATTCGGAGTAAACACAATCAAAGCACTTAATACTGGAGACGGTTTAATTACTATTAACTCTAAATTAGGGGATATAACGCACTTTACTAAGCTAGACCATACTCAAGTATGCGACGGTGATGGAAATGCTATCTCTGGTGGTTTAAATGACGTTATAAACTATCTTAACGAATTGTTCACAGTAGGAGCTTTTGAATCTATCGTTATCTCAGACCCTTACTCTACAATGGTAGCAGACGTAGGAGGAGTAGAATCTGCTGTATCTTACGTAGGATATGGATTAGATGTTATCGGAGACGATATCTATGGTTCTACTAGCACTAACTCTCAAAATGGATTGTTATCTACTGAGACTATAGACCAAGCTGGAGAGTACTATACTTTTGATATAAGAAATGAAGGTACTATAGGATTTGGATTAGTTCATACACAAGCTAGTTACGACGCTGGATTATATAGCGGAAACTCTAGTTATGCAGACCCTACTAGATTCGGTATAGATAATAGTGCTCATTATGGCTTCCAATTCTCTCACTGGTTTCACCCTACCCCTAATGGTTCTTGGACTAACTACGGTGCTAACACTGCTTATAGTATGCGTGCTGGATGGTCTAACTTTAATGGTACAGACGAACAAGCTGACTGGTTAGCTGGAAACCCTATAAAAGTAAGAGTAGGTATCGATGTGGATGGTTACATCTCTATTGAGACTTTAAGAGGTGGTACTAGCTGGACTGTTCACGCTAGAACTTCATACCCTATACCTCAAGGCTCTTCTTATAGATTAGGAATTAAAACTAATCACACTGGAGCTAGAGTATCTACTTTACCTAAAGTTCACTTATTAGAGCCTGCAGCTCCTACTATGCAATTTAGATATGTAGAGAGTCCAGACGGTGTATATAACTTTCCTTTATTTGTTACTGCAGAAGAGGCGGCTTATTACGATGAGATTACTAACGGACTAACTGCTGGTACTGGTTCTAGTCATACTCATACGTATGCAGATGACCCTACTAACACTACTTGGTATATGCCAGAAGCTACTCACGATGCTTCTACGTACGTTCACAATGCAGCTCCAACTGGTTCAGAAACTTTCAGTGGTAATGCTGTTGCTTATACAGAGATTACTAGCTTAACTAATGCAGATTTAACACCTCCTCAGTTTACTAGCTCAGACTATACATACCAAGAAGGTACAGTAGTTAATCTACAAGTTACTCCTCAAGGTGCGTCTTGGACTACTAGCGTTTCTATCTCTCCTAGTAATAGTGGATTAGTTTACGATGGTTATAGTGTTATACAAGGTACTTTAAACGATGTATCTACAGATACTATATATACTGTAAGCGTAACTAGAGCTAACTCTTATGGTTCTACTATAGGTACTTTTGAGATACAAGCAACTGATGTTCCTCCTGTTCAAACTAATGATACACCTTGGACTAAGGCTTTAGACTTTAATGGTGGTAGTGAATACTTGAAGCAAGTTAGTAATAATATGTATTCACAACCTTTACAAATGGCAGGAGTTGCCGATACAAAAACTGGTAATTCTACAAGTGGATATACTTCTGACCAAAGCTTGGCGTTGCCTTGGGCGACATCTTGTGTATTTAAAGCAGACAGACACAATAGCAATCAAGTTATATGGAATCAAGGAGAAGGCTCTTCGAATGGAAATGACAATATTTCTTTAGCTTTAGGAAGTAATGGAGACCTTAGTTTACAATGGGGTCGTCAAGGTACAGGAGTTAATAAATGTAGAATAGCTACAAATATATCCTCTTCTACTTGGTATGGAGTTTATATTGCTCATAGTGGAGAAAGATTAGGAGGTAGCAATGCCTCTGCATCTAACTTAGCTGACTGTTTTGATATTAGACTAATGAGTAGTGCTGATTCTTTTGTTTCGATAAGTAGTAATTTATGTACTTCAAGTAATTGGATATCTACAGGTCAAAGAATGGATAGAACTGTTGCAGGAGATTTTACTATCGGTGGAAGAGGAAATAGTAGTTACTTAAGTTATTACGGTAAAGTAGCTTCTATGTTAGTTACTACTCTAAAACAAAATCAAGCTTTCCCTACTAATGCTGAAATTGAGTTAATGATTACAGACCCAACTAAATGGGTAGATGACTACAAGGTAGGTCAGTATTATCGTGGTGCTATGAATAATGGAACTACGGGTAACTTCCAAAAAGACCACTTCCTAGCTTTTAAAAGTACTATGGCGTGGCTAATGGGTGACGGTACTAGTGATTCTTATGCTAATGGTATTAGAAACAATTTGTATCCTATCGACCAGAACTCCACTAAGCTACAGTTAAATAGTATGGTATCTAATGACATCGAAACTGTAAGTATAGCAGGATTAACTTAATTAATAACTCAAGCCCTCTCTTCGGAGGGGGTTTACTTAAAACTATATAATATGCCATTCTACGGAAAATACCCTTTTAACCCTATTGACTCTGGTAAGCTTTGGAATAAAGATTCTAAAGGTCAAGGATTTGGTAGTACGTATGGAGGGAATCAATCTTCTAATGTAACTAAGGCTCTGAATATTAAGACGGTGAGTCAAGATAGAGAGTCTGAAATGTTTTAAAATTCGGATTTATATTGTTTTTAAATAAACTATAAAACCTAAATATATGAATGCAAAAGAAACCATTAAGAAAATTGCTGACGCTTTAAATATCGGAGCAGAGGAAACAGCCAAAGTTGAGGAAACTAAGGCAGATGACAAAGTAGAGGAAACGAAAGTAGAGGCTACTCAAGAGACTGTAGAAGATACGAAAGTAGAAGCTACTGAGGATACTAAAGTAGAAGACGCTCCAGAAGTCGTAGCAGAACCTGCAGAAGTTGCTGAGCCAGTTAAAGAGGATACTAAAGAAGAGGATTCAAAAATACAAGACCTACAGAAGCAAGTAGATGAGTTATCTAAGCTTCTAGAAGTAGCAGTATCTAAGGATATTGATACTAAGGAGGACATCGTACCAGAGATTCCAGAAACTAAAGTAGAGCCTTTGACTCACTCACCAGAGAGTACACCAGAAACCAATGGAAAAAAGATTGGTGGACACGGTGGAGACGTATTATCTCGTGTCTATAAATATATGAGCTAACTAATTATTAACTATTTTTTAACTAACTTAATTATTTTTTTATTATGGCTACAACTATGACCATTTCAAATTCTAGCTACGCTGGAGAAAAAGCTGCTGGATTTATTGCCGCCGCTTTGCTTTCTGCTAACACTCTTGACAAAGGAGGAGTTACTATTAAGCCAAATGTAAACTACAGACAAGTAATGCAAAAAATCGCTGTAGGTGATGTAATTGCTGATGCTTCTTGTGATTTTACAGCTACTTCTGATGTTACTTTAACTGAGCGTTATTTAACTCCAGAAGAATTTCAAGTAAATATGGAGCTTTGTAAGAAAGACTTCGAATCTGACTGGCTATCTATCGAGCAAGGATTCAGTGCTTTTGATACACTTCCTAAGAGCTTTGCTGAGTACCTTATCTCTCACGTTGCTGCTAAAGTTGCTACAAAAACAGAACTAAACATCTGGAACGGGCAAAATGCAAACGCTGGAGAATATGATGGACTAGTAGAATTAATGAAAGCTGATGCTGACGTTATCGACGTTGTTACAGCTGAGACGTCTATTACGCCTTCAAATATTATCCAAGAATTAGGCGCTGTAGTAGACGCTATCCCTACAACCGTGTATGGTAGTGACAATCTATCTATCTACATCTCTTCTGCTGATGCTCGTTCTTACGTACGTGCTCAAGCTGCTTTAGGTTACAAAGACCTTTACCACGTTGGACAAACTGCAATGGACTTCGAAGGGGTTAAATTGTTTGTTGCTAATGGATTGACTTCTGGTCAAATGGTAGCTGCTGAGAAAGATAACTTAATGTTCGGTACTGGCTTACAGTCTGATTTTTCAGAGGTTAAGGTTTTAGACCTTGCTAACATCGATGGTTCTCAAAATGTAAGAATCGTTATGAGATTTACTGCTGGTGTACAATACGCTATCGGTTCTGAAATCGTTCTAAGAGAGAACGCATAATTTTTTTCGGAGAGGTGATTAACTTTGCCTCTCCTTTTTTTAACTAATTAATACTTATACTATGTCTTGTGAAATTTCTTTGGGCAGATTAGAGGGCTGTAAAGACCAAATCGGAGGTTTAAATGCGATTTATTTCGTAAACTTCGGAGATGCTGGTTCTTGGACGATTACAGATGAGAACATCACTGCAATTGCCGCTACTACTCCTAATGCCTACAAATACGACCTTAGAGGAAACTCAACTTTTGAGCAGTCTCTAACGTCAAGCCGTGAAAACGGTACTACTGTAGCTGAGCAAACTTTAACAGTTTCTCTTAAAAAGCAGGATGCTGCTACTAATAAAGAGGTAAAATTATTAGCTTACGGGCGTCCTCATATCCTTATTGAAGATAACAACGGTAATATCTTTGTAATGGGTGAAGACTTCGGAGCTGAAATGAACGCTAGTACTTCTACTGGTGCTGGAATGGCTGACAAATCTGGATATGAATTAACTTTCGTATCTTCTGAAAAAGGTTTAGCTAAGTTCTACACTGGAGACGTTGCTACTGACTTTAGCGTAACTGTAGGTTCTTAATAACTTACATTACTACTCTACTAAGCCCTGCCTAACGGTGGGGTTTTTTTATGCCTAACATTCAAGGAGTTAAAATGTTTTTAAATAAACTATTAATAGTGAACTACATAACTAACAGCACCGAGAATCAAGACCTAGACTTAACTCTAAATTATGAGTTTGGTGTATCTGAGGTTCTTAACGTTTTAGTAACATTGAAAAAAGATGGTAATAGTACTGATACTCAAGAGGTTGAGGGAACTGCTATCTATAACGGATACTATTCTACTTTATCTGTATCTGGACTAAATGTAGATTTAGAGTCTTTCTACTCTATAGACATAAATAAAGACGGCAATAACCTATACAAAGGTAAGGCTTTTGTTACTACTCAGACTATTGGAGAGTACGAGATTAACAATGATAACTACATTAAGCAAGCCACTGACACTACTAACTTTACAATATTTGAATAATGATAAACGTAATTGAATTATCTTCTTACACCACACCAGAAGCCACGATAGACACTCGTAAAGGCTTTGTATCTTATGGAGAAGAGAATAACTATTTTGAATTCTTAATCGAAACCTACCTACACTCAGCTACTAACAATGCATCTATTAAATCTATATCGGACTTAATATTTGGTAGAGGTCTATCTATCTTAGAAAAAGAAGAGGACTCTAAGGACGTAGAGGCTATCAAAGAAATCATAAAAGATAAGGACTTAAAGAAGATTATCCTAGAACGTAAAATGTTAGGTCAATCAGCTGCTCAAGTTATTTATAAGGGAGCTGGAAAAAATAGAAAGGTACAAGAAATTAAGCACTTCCCTATACATACTTTAAGACCAGAGAAGGCATCTATGACTGGAGAGATTGAAGCTTATTTCTACCATCCAGACTGGAAAAACTATAAGAACACTGATAAGCTTAAAAGAATTCCTACATTTGGAAACAGCACAGAAGCTATTGAATTATACATAGTAAGACAATACATTCCTAACCATACATACTTCTCTCCTGTAGATTACAGTGGAGCTCTAGGATATGCTGAACTAGAAGCAGAGATTAGTAACTACCACCTTAACGATATCCATCACGGTTTTTCTGGAAGTAAGATTATCAACTTCAATAACGGTCAGCCAGACGCTGAAGCTCGTAGGATGATTACTGAGGACGTTAAGAGAAAGTTAACTGGAGCTCGTGGAGAAAAAGTTATCGTAGCTTTTAATGAGTCTAAAGATAATAAGACTACTGTAGAAGATTTACCTTTAAATGACGCACCTGCTCATTACGAGTACTTAGCTAGTGAGGCAGCTTCTAAAATAATGGTAGGACATAGAGTAACCTCTCCTATGTTATTAGGTATTAGAGACGGTTCTAAGGGCTTAGGAAACAATGCCGAAGAGATTTCTACAGCGTCTCAATTATTTCACTCTACAGTAATTAAGAATTACCAAGATGAGATATGTGAGTTCCTAAAGGAAGTTCTATTATTAAATGGTATCAAAGAAGAGATTTACTTCATTACTACTCAGCCTATTGAGTTTATGGAGGAAGATGCTAACGACAAGGAAGATGCTGCAGAGAAAGAAGAGAGAACTGGAGTAAAAGGAAAGAACTACGAAGATAAAGACTCTAAAAAAAAAGACAAAACTAATCTAAGTTCAGATAAGGACTTTGAGGCTAAGTCTCAGATTGAATGGTTAAAGCATTTAGCTAGTGTAGGAGAAAGCGAAGTAGGAGAAGACTACGAATTAATTGAGTCTGAATTAGCACACGGTGAGACTGAAGCTGACAACGTAGAAGACAATTTAAACAAAGCTATAGAACTTAGTGCTATCGGTAAAGGTTCAATGATGGACTCTAAAATGTTTAAAGTAAGATATGCTTACGTTCATAGAAGTGGAAAGAAATCTGCTTCGTCTAAGAAATCTACTAGAGCATTTTGTAGAGCTTTAGAATCTGCTAATAAAGTTTACCGTAAAGAAGATATCCTAGCTATGAAAGGAATGAATGCAGAGCTCGGACATAACAAACAACCTTATAGTATCTGGCTACACGCTGGAGGAGTAAACTGCTACCACGGTTGGGAACGTAGAATCTACAAGAAGAGATTAAAGAAAGATGGTACTCCCTATGGAGGAGCTGGATTAAATGGAACGAAAAAGATATCAGTAACAGACGCTAAGAAGCAAGGTTTTAAAACTAAGCCACAGTCTAAGAGAGTATCTGAAGCTAACATAGATAGAGCAGACAAAGGTCATCACCCTAATTATAATAAAACAACTAAATAAATGTCAACCGCAATTTACATAACTAGAGAAGAGCTAGTACGACACACTCCATTGAATGGTAATATTGATATGGATAAGATTATCCACTTCAGTAAGATAGCTCAAGATATCCACGTACAAGGATACTTGGGTACTAAGCTTTACGATAAGATTAATAACGAAATCATAGCAGGTACTATATCTGGCAGCTACTTAGAATTGGTAAATAAATACTTAAAGCAGGTTGTAATACACTTGACTTTCTTAGAATTCTTACCTTTCAGCCAATACACTATATCTAATAACGGTGTGTTCAAGAAAACTGCAGAGGCTAGCACAGTACCTACAGTAGCAGAAATGGACAGAATGAAAGAAGCCGCTAGAGATACTGCAGACCACTACGTAAGAAGACTTATAGACCATTTACGTTTTGAAAGTGGTAAAGGAACTTACCCCGAATACAATCTAACTACGTCTAACAGTGATGAGATGCAACCTCAAAAGGATATCTCATTTGGTGGATGGCAAATATAATTATAGATGGCTACATTAAACGGTACACAAATAAACCAGACTTACAAAGGTCTAATTAAATTAACAGATAACTCTGCTGCTGGAGGCTCTTTAAGAGAGTTAACAGATGGTTTTGGTAATGGACTTGGATTGTTCGTTAATACTGGAGGAGCTTTTACTGCTCAAGGTGATTTAACTGTACAAGGTAATATAGATGCAACTGGAGCTAATAAGATTGCTTTCTATTATGCAGACCAGTCTACATTCCCTAACGCTAACACTTAT